TATCACTAGGGGACCCCCGACGCGATGCAGCACACCTTACCTATGGGAGTTTGTCACTCTTGTTGGTAAGGATAGGAAGGATTATCCTTCCTGGACTTGACCGCTCAGTTACAACCCGAAGGGAGGTAGTTGGAGATGCCAAGCAAGAGTCGCCACGTTCCTGATTTGTTCGATACTCAGGGGCGGGGCGAATACACTACTTGGCAGGAGAATTCGGTCACTCACGTACGGACCACACCAAAGGTCACGACGTTGGGTGTACCGATGACTCCACCTCCTCTTGCTTCTCTAAGGGGTCAACAAACTACTGTTGACGAACGCCATGCCGGCTGGGGTTCTTTTATCCGATCTAATCGGAATAATCGAACTTTCCCAGGCGATCTTGGTGGTAACTTCTTCTCTCAGAAGACGACTGTTACTGCGGAGTTTCCGCAGTTTCAGCACGTAACTGGGAGACAGGACCTTGGTACTGGACAGGATCGCGTATCTGAATGGTACGGACCTGTCTATGCTACCGTGGTCGCAGCGAACATTATGTCGCAGCCCATTCCGCCTCAGGGAAACCTGGACGTTTTGGGTACTACGGCTATTGCTCGCTGTAAGCCCACCAATCAAGTTGCCCAGGCAGCCAATTTTCTGCGTGAACTCCATACCGAGGGCCTCCCCAAACTCCTTGGGGCGACTCTTTGGCAGGGGAAGACGTCCATCGCCCGCTCTGCGGGTGATGAATATCTTAACGCACAATTTGGCTGGCTACCACTCGTCAGTGACGTGCATGATCTCTATCATGCCGTCACCCACTCTCACTCTGTTCTTGAACAGTTTGAGCGTGGTTCTGGACGAGTGACTAGGCGCCGGTATAGCTTTCCTGTAACGAAGACCACGACGTCTAGTGTGGTTGCTGGAAGCCGGAACCCCGTCGTTTTCGACGGGCAACCGGAGTTCCTTGACCGCACTAAGCCGAACGCAACTCTATACCGCGATACCACAACTGAAACACAGGTGTGGTTTTCGGGCGCATTCACGTATCACCTTCCCTGGGGTTACGATTCTAGGGTTGGTATGATTCGGAATGCTCGTCAGGCCATGACCCTAACAGGTCTTGACTTGACGCCGGAAGTGGTATGGAATGCGACACCGTGGACGTGGGCCATTGACTGGTTCTCCAATGCGGGAGATGTCGTTTCGAATCTCTCGGATTGGGCCACAGATGGTTTGGCGTTGAAGTACGGTTACGTGATGGAACATTCCATCAAAACGGACCGATACTCTCTGGACGGACCTGGGAGATTGTTTTCTCCTAAGGTCTACCCGTCACCTATCGTCTTGAGAACAGAAATCAAGAGACGACGAGTGGCAACGCCTTTCGGGTTCGGCCTAAGCTGGGCGGGTCTAACGATCCGCCAGTTGGCCATTGCTGCAGCGTTGGGTATTACCCGTCGCTAGCAGCATGTTGCTGTCATCTGTGTCGAGCCATGGGGCTCGAGACCCGAGTCCTAGGAGTGATGCCTGTGGCATTTACTGATCCGCTGTCCATTACTATCTCTGGTACAACGATATCGCTGCCTCGTGTTTCTACGATGCAGGACGAGTCGACGTATCAGAGTGGTGATGGGCTCGTGCAGGTGCAGGCCTCCCACGATAGTGGGAAGCGCCTTCGACACCTGCTCCGAGTCAACCACTCGAAGCTGGCTCCTGACCCGTTTCGCCCGACCGAAAATGTCAAAGTGTCGATGAGTAACTACATCGTCTTTGACGTTCCGGTAGCGGGCTATACGACGACGGAGCAGCTCGCCGTGTACACTGGCTTCAAAACCATGTATACGGCGGCAACG